ATTATGCTTTAGTATTGATTCTGAAGAGCAAGCTAAAGAAATAACCGAAATCATGGAAACAGGTTTACCTTTGAAAGTTCCTAGTAAAGTGGACCAAGAACTTGGTGATAATTGGGGAGAGGTTGGTTAGACTTTTAGTGCTATGTAAACACAAAGCGCAATGATAATTAGCTTACCATAATCTAAATCCCACTTTGTTCCTTCACCTTTGTCTTTAAAAAAAGTCATAATTCTAGTTATCATTTTAAGTAT